CTGCTGGTGCTGATGGCTGTGGCTATCAGGCAGAGTCTGAGCAGGCCAGTGATGGCATTGCTTGTGCTAACTGCGTGTTCTTCATGGAAGGCATGTGCGAGGTTGTGAGCGGTGAGATCGCTGCGGCTGGTTTGTGCAAGCTGTGGGTGATCCCTGCAGGTTTGCTTGAGGGTGAACCTGAACCAGAGGTTGAGCCTGAACCTGTGGTTGAGGTTGAGGTTGAGCCTGAACCTGTGGTTGAGATTGATGGGTTTAAGCGTGGTGTGAAACCTGAGCGTGAGGTGCGCAAGCTTGAAAAGCTTGAGGTGCGTGCAACCCCTGATGGTGGTGCGATCCTCGAGGGTTACGCAACTGTTTACGATTACGCTTACAACATTGGTGATGTTGAGCGTGGCGGGTTCACTGAGATCATTGCCGCTGGTGCCGCAACGAAATCAGCTGCAGAAGCTGATGTGCGTTTGCTGATCAACCATGAGGGTATCCCGTTGGCACGCACCAAATCTGGGACGATGACGCTCACATCTGATGATATCGGTTTGAGGGTTATGGCCGAGCTCGACCCGTCCAACCCTGTGAGCGCTTCGTTGCGTTCTGCGATGGAACGTGGCGACATGGATCAGATGAGTTTTGCGTTTCGTGTTCTGCGTGACGAGTGGAACGATGATTACTCGATGCGCAAAATCTATGAGTTGAAACTGTTTGATGTTTCAATGGTGACGTACCCGGCGAACCCGGCCACGGTGGCAAAGGTTCGTAACGATACGCAAGTTTCCGAGCAGGCTTCAGGTCGTTCGGTTGAGATGGCGAAACGCCAGCTCGCAGCAATACCAGCACGCCGGTAACAAGCCGGAACGCATGCCGCCTCCTGGCACATGCAGTCCACTTGAAGCCACAAGCTGATCCCATTCCTAAACAGAAAGGTTCCACAGATGTTGGAGCAGATCCGTAGTTTGATTAGCGCAGCGCTTGATGAGCGTGATGCGTCGCAAGAAGCAGTCGAGGCGATCCTTGCTTTGGCTGAAACCGAAGGCCGCTCAGATATGACGGCTGAAGAAACCGAAAAGTTTGACGTTGCTCGTGCTGAGCTTCGTGAGATTGATGACAAGATCACCGCATTGCAGGCTCGTGAGTCTGACCTCGTGGATCTTGCTACCCGTTCCGACAAGGCCGCTGAGGTCAGAAAAGAAGTACTACCCATGAACATCCGTGTTGTTTCAGAAGAGAAGACCTACCGTGCAGATTCCGAGCATGACTTCCTGAGCGATGCTATCGCTGCGAAGTTCGGCAATGACAACGCTGCGTCTGATCGTCTTGCTCGTGCCCGTGATGAAGCACTTGCCGAGTACCGTTCAACGACTGGCAACTTCGGTGGCCTTGTTGTTCCTCAGTACCTCACAGAGCAGTTCGCTGCGACGCTTGCATCCGGTCGGCCATTCCTCGAAAATGTCACCAAAGTGGCGTTGCCGGCACAAGGAATGAATATGGTGATCCCTCGTGGAGCTACCTCCACAGGTGTTGCCGCACAGGAAACACAGGGTGTTGCAGTAACCAACCAGACTTTCACCGAGTCCGATCTCACTGTTCCAGTGCGGACCTTTGCAGGCCAGCAGGTTGTTTCACGCCAGTCCATTGACCGTGGAACCGGTATCGGCCAGATCCTCCTAGCTGATCTCTATCAGCAGTACGCAACCAAGGTCAACGTTTCTGCCATCTCTGGTGACGGAACCGTTGGAGGCCACTTCGGTATCCTCAACACGACCTCGGTGCAGACCGCAGCGTGGACCGGCACCACAGGCGCAAGCCTCGTTGCTGCAATCCACAATGGTCTTGGCAAGGTCAACGCCGCACGCTACGCAGCAGCAGACCTCATCGTCATGCACCCTCGTCGTTGGGCTTGGCTGTGCGCCCAGTCTGACTCGTCGCTGCGTCCGTTGGTCGCCATCGAGGGTTACAACTCCTTCAACGCTTCTGGCGCTGGAATTGCCGCAGGATATGGGCCAGTTGGTTCCATCGCCGGTGTGCCGGTCGTAACTGACGCTGGTGTCCCAATCGTTCTCGGTGCCAGCACCGATGAGGATCGGATCATCATCACCCGCAAGGCCGATGTGTTGTTCATGGAAGATGGATCAGCACCTATCGGGCTTACCCTCAACGAGGTTGCCGCAGCGAGCTTGAACGTCACCATGGTGACCTACGGCTACTCGGCATTCACCGCAGGACGCTACCCAGTAGCCACCTGCAACCTGCAGGGAACAGGCTTCAAGCAGGTTCTTTCCTGAGTTAACTAGGATGGGTGGTGCAAGCAGTGGGCTTGCTTGCACCACCACCTAACCCGATCAACCAAAGGACAAACATGCAAGAGACTTTTGATCACCCTGGACAAGTCCTGCTGGCGTTCCCGTCAACAGGCCACGACATCTCAACACGGTTCATGCGTTCATTTTGGGAGCTTGACGTTTGGGATCGTGAACGTGCGGTGCAAGTGTGGGAAGCGCTTGATTGCCCTGAGTCACCGAACCCGATTGATCTGCGCCTACTGCACAATTACGTTGCGCTCGAGGCCACAGCAAATCTTGCGAAGGCTCGCAACCGTTTGTGTGACGAGTTCTTAAAGACGTACACCGATGCAGAGTGGTTGTGGTTTGTTGATACTGACATGGTGTTTGAACCGCAGTTGATGCATCAGATGGTTGCACGAGCGGTCGAACATGACATCAAGATTCTTGGTGCCCTGTGTGTGATCCTCACCGCCGACGGCGTGATCCCTACGCTTTTTGTCGAAAATTCTTTGACTTGCACACAAGTGATGTTGGATTGGGCACCAAACCAGCTGGCAGAGGTTGCAGCTACTGGTACTGGTTGCCTGCTCATTCACCGCAGCGTGTTGCAACAGATGTTCGATCAGAGTGGTGGTAGTACTAACTGCTGGTTTGGTTTCGATATTCGCTTTGGTGATGATGGTTCTGAGTGGGCGTTGGGCGAAGATGTGAGTTTCTGTTTGCGTGCGGGCGAGCAGGGCCACAAGGTTTACGTTGACACGACTGCGCATGTTGGGCATCACAAAGGCGGCAGGGTTTACTGGCCGTCAGACACAAAGACAATGGGTGTGACACCGCCTGAAGAACCACGCACCACGGACGACAATGCTAGGACCTGATGCCAGCAGGTACATCCTTGCTGGTCGTGGAGTGCCGGTGGCACGACCGTTCAACCTGAGATGGTTGCTCCCGACCATCTGCAAGGATGATCTGCGCAGATGGCGTGCAGTGTGGGTTACGTCATGGGTTGTTGCAGCGGTTGGCATGTTGTGGTGGTGCTCGGATCTTGGTTTGGAACGTGCGGCAGCTGCAGCAGTGTTGTTGCTGGCATTGCCTGGAGTGTGGGGCCCGCAAGTTGTTCGGCCTATTGGCGTTGATCTACCGGCGATGGCTGTGGCGATCATGGCTGTTGCTTGTTTCGATCATGGGCTGTGGCCTGTAGCGGTGTTGCTGATTTTGGTTGCCGCTTCTATCAAGGAAACATCACCTGTGTTTGCTGCGGTGTGGGCATGGCATCCGATCATGCTTATCGGTTTGATTGTGCCGGCTGTTGTGTGGTTTGTACGCAAACCACAACTTGACCAGGTGACCGCACAGCCTGTGTTGCGCAGAGTGTATGAACATCCTTTCAAGACTGCGATGGAAGCTCATCGTGGGCGGTGGCGTGACGCTTGGTTGATGGTCGCACCGTGGGGTGCAACACTCGCAGCTTTGTACCACCCGTCGTGGCAGACGCTTCTGATACTCGTTCTAGCGTATGCACAGCTGTTGGTTGCTACTGACACGGTTCGCCTGTTGCACACGGCTGCTGGGCCTGTGATGGCCATTGCTGCAGCCCAAGTGTTACCAGTCCAGTGGCTACCATTGATCTTGATTGCACACTTCTTCTGGTGGCGGAAACCTGAGGTGATCTGATGCATCACGCAGTTCTCGAATGGGTGCAACGGTGGGTGCCAGCAACGCCTTGCAGCGTGCTGGATTGTGGCGGGCGTGACATCAACGGCAATCCTGAATACCTATTTGAACACGCAACCTTTGAAGTGGTTGACCTTGTGCCGGCACCAGAGGTCACATGGGTTGGCGACATCCTCGACTACGGCAACGCACAACCGTTTGATGTGGGCTTGTATCTTGAGGTTGCTGAGCACACACCTGATTGGCCGCTACACATCGCACACATGAAAAACTTGCTTGATCATCGCAAGGGCCTGCTGATCTTCACCGCAGCCTGCTTTGAACGTGCACCACACTCAGCGTCTGATGGTGGGCTGTTACAACCTGACGAGTACTACTTGAACGTAGACCCCGACAACCTTTCTGTAATCCTCACACGCAACTTTGCAAAGCATGTGATTGATGTGCAGGGTAATGATGTGAGGGCTGCAGCATGGAGATGAACGCATGACAATTACAAACGGTTATCTCACACAAGCTGAAGCACTTGCTTACGTTGGGCAGAACCTTGTGCAAGACACAAGCCTTTTGGATGATGTGGTTACGTCGAGCTCGAGGATGATCGACCGTTACTGCGGGCGAGAGT